CCGCATCTAGGACACTCGGTGCGTTCGATAGAAAGATCAGAAAGATCAGGCATAGTGTCAAAACTATGATCAATATATTTTAGGAATGCATCGTTATTTGTATACCTTCAGTCCTTAAAACATAAAAAAAGACCCCTCCCGAAGGAGAGGTCTTACACGTTGCCTTCTGATTTTATCAGGCAGGAGAAGTGCTGGTGTAAGTGGAGGACTCGACGATGCCGTCGGGCTGCAGTGCCAGGTCGGCACGCTCGGGGGGCTCGTCGGGAATGATCCAGCAGACTTCGCAGATAGCGAGAGCCTTGTCATCACCAGACAGTTTGTTGGCTGCGGCACGGGGGTCATAGACACCAGAGCCTTGAGCCAGACCAGAACCGGCAGCGCCGCCCAGGTCAGTCGTGGTGAACAGTTTCCACTGAGTCTCAGATCCGAGAGCAGCCCAGCTGCTGGAATCGAAGATGTTGGTGGAACCGGTGCTGCCGTTAGCAATGGCGCTGTTAGCACCAGTGATGGAAGCACCGAACTGACCGGAAACGACAGTGCCGTCATCCTTCAGACCAACGCCCACAGCGGGGACAAGGGTCAGTTCAGGAGTTGCGTCAGCGCCTGCAACACCGCTGCTGACGATGTCGCCACCGCTAAGGCGCAGAGAAGCGCGATAGACGTAGGCAGTAGCAGGGACTGCAATGCCATCAGTGATATCAGGCCGAACATCCTTGTGGAAGTCGGGAGAAGGAATGATGACGTTTGCGTTGAGGAAAGGCTGCTCAGCAGAGTTCTGACCAGAGCCATAAGGCTTGGCGTAGTAGCTCAGCTGATTATTGGTGCCGAGAGCTTGGTAGCTCAGGTCGACATAACCAATAGCCTGTTGTGCGATCCAGCCAGGCTGGAACACAACGCCGACAGGACCGCCAACCGGCTGGTTGGTGAAGGTGGTGTCGACACCGTTGGCGTTCTGATACGCAACGGATTTTTCTTCGTGCCAGTAACGAAGAACGTTGGTGTAGTTACCAGGATAGATCTTGGCAACGTGTAGCTGGTTTGCGTTAATAGCCATAGTTAGTTACCTCCTCAAGCGTCGAAAGAGTAACCAACGGTCACGAAGTCTGCGTTGAGCAGTTCGAAACCAGCGTACAGGCTCCAGATCATCATGATGAATCGTGAGAAGTCATCATTGTTGTTCAGGAGAACCTGAGCGTTGTTGCCGCCGATGCCGACGCCAACAGACTGAGGACCGAAGAACATACCGATCGCAGCGTTGTAATCAGCTGCTGCACCGGCAATAGTTGCGTTCTGCGTCTGAGTGGGCATGTTGGTGGATTCGAAGAATCGCACGCCCTCAAAAACGAAGCCCGTGGGCATAATAGGCTCGCCAGCAACGAAAGTTGCCTGACCGAAACCTTGACCCATGTAGATGCTGGCGTTCGGCTGCATAGCCGACATCAGCGGGTTGATTTGACCATTACCGGGGTAGCGAGCCACCTCACGGAAGTCACTGTTCTGACGCAGGTGCATCAAGAAAGTGGGGTCACAAACGCAACGATAGAAACCGTCCTGGTAGGTCGGGGTGTTGCGCTTACGCAGGGACTTGACCACACGCAGGAGGTCGTCCTTAACGTCGAACTTAGCTTGCTCGGCGTTGGTGTAAGTAAGAGCGCCAGTAGCCAGATCGCCGGGGAAGTAGTAACCGCCCTGGGAATCGGAAGACTGACCCTTAGAAACAGCTTTCAGGAGTTCGTTAATGAACACCCGATCGCGCCAGCGGCGGTAGTCGTCTAACAGAGTTAGCGAACCGATTGACTGGTGGAAGGTAGTAAGGTTGCCCGTATCGAGCAGCAGACGCTGCGCGGTGATAAGGGTTTCCCGTGCAATTTTGAAGGTTGAAGGAGAGGTCGGATCACCCGGATCTGCAGGTCCCGTGTACTCTTTCAAGGTCACAAGGACCTTGTCCTTCACAATATTACGGCTGTTAGCAGTACCGATGGTCTGCTCAGCAGTGCGCTCCCGAGATTCCTTAGAGCCAGGGTTACCGAAGAAGCGGTAACGATCTAACTGAACCGTCTGACCGGGCTGCTTAGAAAAGTCGTGAACGACCACCGGCTCGGCAGCCATCTCAACGATGTAAGCAGGGTGCGGACGGTAGAGTTCGGCACCAAGAATCTTGGGAAAATCATTATCGATAAACATCGATAGTGTCCGCAAGAAACTACAAATTAATCTTAGCGTTTAAGCAGTTATATCTACATAGCTGCTGTCTTATTTTTAGCGTTATTGATTTTTTTGATTCGAACTATTTACTCCAGGGCTGAAGGTGCGGATCATGCCACGAATACCTTCGCCGGGTACACCATAAGTGCTGCCGTAGTTAGGAACATACCTGGATGATTTACCGCGATATGAACTTCGAATAACTACATTTTTACCGTCAGCGGTATCGCCAGGTAGTGCTTGAGAGCGCACAGACTCAACACGAGACTCACAATAAGACGGAGGATAATACTGCCACTCTGCTCTTGAGGCAGTTCCGCTTGAAGTTGTACGAATCAACGTAGGATATTGAGCCAGTGGATATGACATGCCGCCACCAGTGCTTCCGCCCTCTGGCGCAGTGCCTCCAGTTTCAAAAGGTAAATATTGCTGTTGATCAGGAACGTTATTCCCGTAATAAATAAAAGGTCCTCGATCTTTTAATCCTGGTTCTGGGCCAAACGCCGTTTGTACAGTCGAGTTAGCTGTAGAAATCGAAGCCTGTCTTCTATAACCGTCGTAAACAGTCAGTAATCCCGAAGCGTGGGGATAAGTATTTTCGTAGTTTGTCCAATAACCCGAAATTGCAGGCGGTACATGACGCCAGTTTGTGCTGTTGAAAATTGGTCGATTAACAGGGGGACCACTTATCGAATACGTAGCAGTTCCTCCCATACCGGGGTGAACGGTGCAAAAAGGAAATAACGCAGCCGTTAAACCAGACGGCACGACAATTTGCAGATACGCGCCTGGGTCACCTTGAGTTCCGGAGGTGGTCACGCCGTCCGTAAACGCTACACCTAAAGCATGAGTTCCATCTTGAGTTTTACTCAATCGGAAAGGGTGAGCAGAAGTGGTTGTAGATGATAAATCGAATATGTAAGTACTTCCTTGATAAAGAGTCAGACTTTTTTGCGAAACATTATCTAAAGCAAATTTATTACCGCCGTCACTGACCACAGTGACTTCAAAAGTCTTTGTTTCTGGGTAAGTCTCAGTCGCAAGCCCTACATCAGCAGCAAATGACTGAGGAGGCCCTGGAGTTACTGTTCCGTAATCAGCACCGGGAGTTGATAAAGCAACATATGTTTGTTGTTGACCCGACGCATACACGTACCCACTCGAGGTGAGTATATAAGTGTCCGTGAGATTTAAAGCAGACCCTGTCCTTTGTGGGCCTGATTGAATGTTGTGATATAAGGATTTATCGTATCGCCAGTTTGAAAGAGGTGCAAAAGTCATCTTTCTTTGCTTTTCTTACACTCTAAGCCGATTTATTATGCATATAGGCTTTAGATTTTGAGACTAATGATCGAAAAATTAGTCTCAATCTTGGCAGTAGATGCCGAGCTTGCTGGTAGTTCGATTGCGGGCACCGTGACAGAATCTCTTGTGCATCCACGCGATAAAAAGTACTTTTTGAGGCACTTTTTGCGTGCAATGACCGTCGGTTGGCTGTTAGCCACGTTTGTTAGCCCGGCGGTGGCCGAAAGAATGCAATTAAGCAAAGAAGAATCGGTAGCCGTGGCCTTTATCGGCGGTTATGCCGGTATAAAACTCCTAAACGCTGCTGAAGTGGTCGCGATTCACAAAATTACCTCTAAAAAAGAGGAAAAAGAGTCTTAAAGCGCGACACTTTCGTCAAAACTCTCTGGAGCAGGGGGATTTGATGCGGCAGGCTGAGCTCTTGGCCCTGGTGACATTCCCACACGCTGTTTTTTATTAGTATTCGCCTTTTCATCAGGCCGTTTGTCCCCTAAAGCTCTCATAATTACATCCTTTTTCTAAAAATTAGCATAAAAAATCCCCTCCCGAAGGAGAGGATTGGTACACCTTATGAGAATCTTATCAGGAAGGTTCCATAAAGAGGAGTTTTGAACGCAGAGCGTCGGGACTCATCTGAGCGAGCATGCGCCAAGCGTTCTCAGGGGAACGGCTCATAGCGTCACCAAAAGCATCCCACTGTTGCTGAGGTTGAACGGCTTGCTGCTGACCAGCGGTGGCTGCCGGAGGAGCAGGCATGTCGTAGTTCTGCTGGTACTGCTGAGGAGCCTGAGCAGGAACGTCGTTGTCGATGTCCACGGGGACAACTTCGGTGAAGAAGCGGTCGGTGTAATCGGCCAGATAATCAGGGTTGGTCAGGATTTGCTCCATACCACCTGCACGCTGGGCGACAGCGTCAGTTTTCGCAGCCTGCTGAAGAAGCATGTCCTCCAGTTGGCACGCGTAAGCATTCAGAATGCCAGGTGCCTCGAGGCCGAAGTTTTTAACGACCTCGACGCTTGCCGCGCTGAGTTCGCTGTTGCTGGCCGTAGAAGCCTGCGAGGAAGTTTGGGTCTGTGAGGCGTTGGTAGGCGAGGTCTGCTGAACCTGCTGTTCCTGGTAAGCCCAAGGCTGGGCCTGTGAAGGCTGACTCAGAGGTGTTGTAACCTGCTGCGGAGCCTGGGTCTGTAGTGACTGTGCTGCCTGGCTGAGGGACTGCGAAGGCAGGTTGCTGATCACCCGCTCCAGGGAACCCATCGCTGCTTCCCACGGGTTGCTCGGGGAGGATTGCGACGTTGACGGGTTGGACAGGTTGCTGATAGAAGGGTCCAAAGCCGGTGCCACCTGCTGTGGCGCTTGGGCTGTAGGAACCGAAGCTACCGCCGGGGTAGCTCCTTGTGCCACCCATTGCGGGTAGGCGGTTGTCGAGCCCTGGTCGCTGGATACCGCCGGGGCTGCCGCCGGGGAGACCGGGCTCGGGGTCGAAGCTTGGATCTGCTGGCTCATAGCTACCCGAGTAAGTTAGTTCTTCCGCAAGGTGATCAAACGTCCTGTAAAGGAGCGGTGTGATATTCAGTCTAGGATCAGCCGCTAAAGGTTGATCAGGCGCAAGAGGATGCGGAGACTGCAACATCTGATTTAATAATACCAGGAATTGCTGCATTGCCGACTGTGTTTGACCAACCATTCTGAATGGGAAGCCTTTCAACATTTCGGCACGTTCTGCTTCAGTCTTATCAGGGAAGAGGTATTTAATTGCCTCCACACTGTTAACACCAACCTCTTGCATGTTTCGAACGACGATTGATTTTTGCTGTAAATCAAAAGCCGTGTCCTCATACACATCGCCCATAAAACGATATGAAACACTGCGGTCACCGTCTTCCGGAAGACCGACGACACCGCGAGGAACTTTATTCTTTTCTAGTGCTTTTTTAATTTCTTCATCGAGTTTCATATCAAAACGACGCAAAGCCTTTTGATATTTTTCGACTGATTCTTCAGTTTGTTCTTGGGGTGGTTTTGGTTCTTTCAGTCCGCTTGCCGCTATAAACGATTCACGGAAAATCATTTCTTGGTGATAAATCATCATCTCCAAGAGACGACAGAAACCATAGGTCAAGAAGCTTTTGTTCTTCCTGAGAGCCGTGGCTTGAGCCCGACCCATAAGACCTTTGATTTCAGTTGCAGTAGCACCTGCAGAAATCGAAATCTCATCGACACCACCTAAAGCGGTACGAATCTCTTCTCGAAGCAGAAGTGCATAGCGGTTCATGTCACCGCTAATCGGGTCGGGCGTCATATAGCCCACGCGATCAGATGGTTCGACGTTGGCGATAATGCGTGGGACACGTAAGCCGCCACCCATGGATGAGCCAAAAGGCTCACTTACACGAGTAGAAGGTGTATCCCTCCCGGCAAATCCACTTTGTGAGCTGATTGTCGGTCGGAAAGAGCTTCCGGCATCGCCAGCCTCGACCAGATCAGATCGAGGACGACTAGAGATCAGCGTAGGGTTGCCGAAGAACTCAATATTTTTAGCAATATTGGTGATCATGTCGTTATGAAGCACAATTTGCTCCATAAACGGATCGAAATCTCCTTCGCCGTCTGTGCCGCTAGCGTTTGGCTTGTTTAAACACTCGACGGCAGGTACAAAACCTAAGGAATTAGGACGACTTTTTGTCCCTGAGATACCTGCTCCAGGCTCTACTTCGAAACTGAGTTCTGAGTCTGATTCAGTCTCTTGAATTGTGTCTGCTGTAATCGACAAACGGACATAGCGCTTGTTTTGTCCGTAAACATCACTAGGTAAACCCAGTGTCGCATTCTTAACTTTGTAATCGTAAATAATTACGACTTCTTCAATCTGACCGTTTACGTCGTGATACACACGGTATTGGTTTTTATTGAAGAAATAGATCTGATATTTTAATTTTTGATCAGGACGGAAGTAAAAGAGCCCACAACCGTCAATCAAAAAGTTGCGAATAATCGCTGGGAAACGAATATCGAGCCTATTAAGCTCGATCACATCATGAAGAAACCGAGTTCGGCTTTTGAACGTGTCTTGGTCGCAGTAAAAAGAAAGACCCTTCTTGATCATCAAGAGAGTCATCTGCTGAAGGTGGCTAAGAACCACCATCGTTGCAGCTTGATTTTGCCGCCCTTGAGTTCGAGCAGCCTCTAAGATCTCCTCGAACTTGTTGCGGACTTCAGTAGAGGCTGCCATTTAATCGATTACTTCTTTTCTTTGAAAGAACGGGCTTTTTCTTTAGCACGTTTCTGTTTTCCCATCTTAACCTCGTCCCCGCTGGGAGCCTTTTTTTCCTCACGATCAGCTGCGAACTTAGCTAAAAGCTCCGGAGGCATTTTCTTGTCAGCCATCGGGAAGAAGGTAATTTTTTACTCTTTCTATTCTAAGGGCAGCCTCAGGAAGTTTATCTACTGGATACGAAGTAATTAAATGATCTTGGCGTCCAAGCATATCTGTCTTACCTTCCTCAGCTTTGAACTCATCACACAGTTTCTGTACTTCTGGTTTATCCCAGATGTAGTACTCAGCAATCGAGCTCAATTTACGTCGACGCTTATCTGCGTCCCCCATCCAACTCAAGTGCCAACCTGCATCTCTATCTCCTACATAAAAGTTATTTGTGCTTGCACGTAAGGATGACAGAGTTCCAAAATCTTTAAGTTGTTTCACGGTACTAGCTGTACCACACCGCCAATCAAATTTCTCCCCCGTGGGCGACTCGAGTTGTTTATCCGCCCTGCCGTAGTGCATGGACATACTCAGTCGCACAATCTTGTCTGGTTGATCTAAAACAGCTTGTTTGATTTCATCTAACTTTGCTGGGTTCGCGATTTCATCGCAGTCAGAGCAGATAAAAAAAGTGTCTTCAGGTAGTTGAAACAAGCCGACACTCAAAGCATCTCGCTGTCCTCGTTCTCTGATCCAAGGATCTGGGGCTTCTTCGATCGGAGGTAGCTCAACATGGAGAACTTGGACTTTTTCTTCGGGGATACCAAGCTCTCTAAGAGTATTAACGCAGCTAAATTCTTTAGGTTCGCCCCGGTGCGTACGATTCGCATCAGTAATCAAGAAACCATCTACGTGATCGTATAGCGTTTCAATGCGAAGTTCTAGAAGTTCTTTCTCGTTGAAATACGGAAAGCAATCGATTAACACGTCGAGGACTTCTCAGTAGCAGTATGCTAACTCACTCTTGCGGGGCTGCTACTCCGTTAATGCGCTTCTTAGCCTGTTCTAAAAGATAATTTTTTGTTCTTTCAACATTTTCATCTGCCATCTCATCCATACCAGTGTCAAACTCTGGGCGACTTCCGTCGTCAGGCATTGTGGGAGGGACTGGTCCTTCGTCAGCTTGATCTAAATCAGCCTGAACTTGACCCCGAAAACGACGAGAAGCTTCATCTTCACGCTGCCTTTGTTGACCAGCAGCGTCTAAAGATCGGTTGTAGCGATCAGAAAAAAAATCTGCGTAACCAGTAAAGCTATCCATTAATAGAGAACGATTACGCCTTGGACAGAGCCTCCACTAAGTGTAACTGCACCAAAGGGAAGCAGTTCATTACCTTGTAAATTTTCAATTTGAATTAAATCAGTAGCTCCATCATTAAAACCGATATACACGTTGTCGGTTCCAGGTGTCGACTTAGCTTCTGTGTAAAGAGCTCGACATGTAGTAAATGTTTTTTCACCGTCTGCAGGAGCCCAGTGGAATCCACTCGCATAAGGCAGATTAGCTTGCTGCCCGTATACAGAACCAAAAGCGCGGATGTCCATTCTCTAAGTCTTTTTGTCAGTCTAACTTACTTAGCTCAATAAGCTTTTTCAAATACCACTCTGCTTTTTTTAAATCCTCAACACCGTTCTTGTG